AATACGTAAGTTAATTGAATATAGTCATTGATAGTTAAATCTCTTTCTGTTCGAGGTAATCCATCTAATGCAATTTGAAATAGGTTATCATCTTCTTCACCTAATTCTTGGAGTTCTAGTTCTTTGATTAGTTCTTCTTCCTCTTCATCGGTATCTTCGCCATATGCAACTGCTGCAGGATAGAAATCAGGATTAAACTCAATAGATAAAAATTCCTGTTCTTCAGTTAGAAGCAATTCATTTATAGCTTCTTCTGCTGCTTCTATAGCAAACATATCATATTGATACTCATTTGAGATAACGGTAACCTTAAACAAGTCATCGCATGAAATTCCAGGCAATAACCGTTCAAGAAACGGTTGAAACGCTTCTATAGTATAAAAGAACATTTATATTGGGCCGATGATTTTTGGATTGTTAGGAATTAACGAAGTATCATCCGTGATGACATCTGCTGATGATAACCATTCTAAGTTATCATCAGCGACATGTATTAAAGGGGCAAAGCTAACGTAAGAAATAGAATTTTTAGAAACTTCTAAAGTAATAGAGCCATTATTTGAATAAAGTCGTAAATGATAATCTACATCTGAAAGATTATTAAAATCAACAAAAGCTGAATAAATTCTATCAATAACAGAAAATGGAGGATACGCTAATAAAAATCTAAAGTTATTCAAATCAGTGTAAATAACATTGCTTGAAAAATGATTTCCATTTGGATACAAATTCAAAATTTGATTAGCAGGTAAAGATAAAGTATCTAAACATGTATAAACATCATAAGTATCATTTCCATATTCAATAGTAGAAACATTTGTCCATGAAGTTTGATTTTCTAAATTAGAAACTAATAAAGTATTACGAGTAAAAGTTATTGGATTAGATAAAACAATATTTTGATTTTGATAAACTATTACTTTTACTACTGAACTAATTGAATAAGAAGTATTGAAAACTACTTGATAACCATTTTGACCATTATAGTTTAATCTATAATCATTGATTAGCGTTCCTTCAATTAATTCAACTCCATTCAAAAAAACTTTTACAATATCTGAAGATGTAAATCGCAAAACCTTTTTACTTGATGTAGAGTCAGGGCCAGAAACAGAATTGAAAGTAGAAGAAATAAAGTATGTAAATTCATCAAAAGTATTTACTTCAGATTGTTGAGTAGCAAACGAAATTGATAAAGAAGACGGATTGTTGTTTATTGACGGATTTTGACGTTTGACTGCTAAAGATAAAGCCAAAGAACTAGAAGATGCTAAAGTAACATAAAGATTTTGTTCAGAACTATTTATAGTTGAAGATGTTTGATTTCTACTAATTTCAAAACGAGAAATCCAATCAGGAACGCCGTCGACAGGGGCAGAAGCCAAAACATTACGCAAACTTTTAGTAGCTATAGGTAATAACTTCCCACTACAGTTCAAAGTAATTGAACATAGGTTTATGAAGCTGTGTAAAGACGAAGCCTCAACATCTTTTGTTCTATTACATGTATTGCATTTATAAGTAACGAATTTTTTATTTGCAGCCATTATTATTCTGATGGATGTATTACATAAAGGTCTTCAGGTCTTACCCATTTGAACCATAAACCTGCATCAAGAGCAGGAGTTATTTCAACTATAGTCTGCTCTTTAGCTCGCAGATTTTTGCCAATAGTTTTAACTGCCGTTCGACCAGTTTGACGGACTTCTAAACCGTCATAGACATAACATAAATCTTTATCAATTACCATCAGTTAAAGCCATCTCAACTAAGTCTCGCATAAACTTTACAGCAGCAATTGTCATGAACACATCAGCCAATGCATTATGTGTATCACGGTCGCCAACTCCTGTTATTTCGAACAAGTGGTCTGATTTATATGTCACAAAATTGACAAAGCTAACACCTGCAGTATCAATCTTCACATTATGAACATGAAACATCATGTTATGTGGAACTAACATCTGACGCATAAACAATAAGTCATAATCGACATTGTGACCCATGACCATGATTTCCGGATTAGGTCCAAAATACTTCAACAAAAATTCGACAATTTGCACAACCGCATCTTCGTTAGACAGCCCGTGTTCTTCCAGATATGCTTGTGAAAGTCCGTGTATTGCTTCAGCTTCAGCAGACCATTTGTATCGGCTTGCATCAAACTTCATCTCAAGATAGAGAGAATCCACAACATCTAACGTTCGAGTGTTGAACACTGCCATACCCAAACTTAGTGCTTGATGGTCAATAGAACTATCACCGCCCCACGTTGAACCTGAAGTCTCAAAGTCAAGGCAAAGACCTAACTTAGGGGCACGAGATGTATAAAGTTGCAAAGTCATATAAAGTTAAACCTAATAAAAGTAGTATAGGTTCAATTATATCAGGTGTTGCTACGAATGTAAATGGTTCAAAAAGTCAGTAACAAGTTCAACACGTTCTGTTCTTCCTTCGCAGAAGACATCCAACTTAGCATAAAAGTTCTTAGTTGCTGGACGACGTATAGCATCACCATATAAAGTAGAATATGAAATCAGCAAGTTTTCAAATTGAGCTCTACTTTGTTCATCAGCACGATTCGGGTCAAGTTCAAATGGAATGTTTGGATGAGCATGTACGATGACTAACCCGTTGTAGATACGTTGAGCTTCAATACATCTTGCTTTGAAATCTGCAAACCAGGTACGTTGTGCTTCAGAAGTTCTATTTAGACGAGATACCCAAATCTCAGTATAAGCTGCAATATCGAAGAATGACCTTTCAGTCAAAACGAGTTTGGAATCTTCTGCTTTAGCTAAAGCACTATCATGACTCCATTTGTATTCAAAAACTTTTTCTTGATAATCTTTCATTTTGTAGAAAGATGTCAATACTTCTTGAAGATTTTCTACACCGAGTTCTTCTTGAACAGCACGAGATACTTTGAATGTATCTACTGTAAATTGAGAATTTGCTGATAATCCCTCAAGAATTGCGGATTTTCCAGAACCGTGAGTTCCGCTAACTGCGACTAAAATTGACATATGAAAAGATACTCCAGAAATAAGTGTTGCGAATTACATGAGAAGTGCTAAGTATAACAAGCTCTCATCAATTGCGGTAACCCATTTAGAAGTTCCTGCAGTATTTCCTATCTGCACCATCAACATGCTTGTAGTAGTATTATACCACATTTGACCTTTTGCGATAAAAGTTGGAGCAGTTGGACCAACCTGACATGCGCAAGACTGTGAAAGTATCCAAGCTGTCCCATCCCAGACTTTCAGTTGTTTTAGCGTCTTACTGTACCATTGTTGTCCGTAAACAGGATGAAGAGGCGCAGTATCAGAAGCAAAGTTTTCAAGTATTTTCAAAAAATTTGTTTGATGTATTTGCCCATGATTTGGAACTCCACGACCAACAAAGGTCAATGAAGTTGAAGTATCATCTGTAGTAAGCGGCGCAAGAGGTATATCTGCGACCGAAGTATCAGCATGTTTTATTTGATAAGTCATGTTAATTTAGCTCCATCTATAGAAAGCGAGTATTTGAATATAATAATATTTATTAATGTTGAGCCTTCGTTACAAGGCTTATCCATTTATTCAATGCCATTTCAGGATTATGATAAAGTTCCAAATCTTCATTTGCCTCAACGATTGCAAGTTGACGTAATAGCCATTCTGCTAACTTGACTTGTTCATCATCTTTCAGACCTTTGATATCATCAAGTAATTCCTTAGGAGTTGGATTCTCATAGACATAACGAGGTTTCATTGCACTATGAGATTGTTGGAACTGAAGAATATCATTCTGCGGATTGACTGGTGAAAACTTGAACAATTGAACAAGTTGTGCAATCAGAACAGTTTGTGCAGTGTTAGTGATTTTGCCTGCGTTTCTTACTTCGTCAAGAAGCATAGTCATATGTATAGGAGTGCTTGACTCACTGATAACATGTGGTTTGATGTCGATAAGTTTCATGATAGATGTTCTCTCTCTCTTTATATAAATGTTTGATTTACTATTTACACCTAAGCCATAATCTATGCAAGCTAAAAAACTGACAGACTATATAATTGATTTCGCTCGTGTCTAAGCAGTTGATTTTATTACTCGAAAAACTGACAGACTAAGGGTATATATTATATTCAGTTGTCTCTCTCCTCTCCTCTTCAATTTCGTTATTACTAGAAGTTGACGTTTTTCTAAGTAGTTGATTTTATTACTAAAAATATTTATCATTATCTTCGTAACTTATTGATTTTATTACTAGTTTTCAAACACATCATTTTCCATGACTAATCACTCGGCAATTTTTTAAGAAAAACGAGGTTTTTCCTCAAAGCACCATAAAAGGTATTGCTTCATCACTTTCATCTAATGGAGTGTCAGGTCCAAAGCTATTTACCGCTGGGTTATAATCTTCGGCATTATATTCATATAACAACTTTCTAGCTTTGTCATCAAACTCACTTACATGCTTTAGCAATCTAATAATAAGTAATAATGCAGACACACTGTCATCAGTAGCTCCAATCTTAGCGGCATAAGAACCACCTGAAGCAATAAAGTTCTTAAGTTCAAAGATATTGATTTCAGACCTTATCTCCAATCCGTTCTTTATCTTTTCAACCATAGACTTTAGTTGAAGACAAGCGAGGATTTTGTTACGATTTGTTGTTTGCATTCCTAACTTGCCAGGCACATCATTGATAAGTTCGGCATACTCAGGTGGATGTTCATCGGTATTATAAAGAGCACCAATAGCTTCACCAACTCCATTTCGTTCAAATGTCCAGAATACTTCAGGTCGTTTGTTATTCATAGTATGACTTGACATTTTGTTTAGTAACCACTTTATTCTATCATATAAGTCAGGTATGTTTAGACTATTAGTTCGAAGCTCAGCAACTTGAATAAGTGATGGAAACTCAAACACTTCAACAACACTGTAATCTCGACCCGAACCCGTTGCAATATCAACACCTACAAGATAAGCAGCATCAGCACGAATGTTTTCCCAGAAAGAAAAGCCCTTGTCAATAAAGATTGGTTGTTGATGTCTAAGTTCGATAAGACGTTGTGATTGGATAAGAAGAGCATCAGAAGAAAGGAATTCGCAATCAAGTTCTACTCGTACAACAAGTTCCCCTAGTTTTGCAAGCATTTCTTCTCGATAACCAGATTCAGGACCACGTTCAGGATGTTGAGTATAATGAGCAAAAGTATGACTAAAGCTGTTTAGACCTGCAAGACATTCTCTCCACAATCTAGCAAACAAGTCAGTATCACCATTAGGAGTAGTTGTCATAATCAACTTACCACCAGTTGAAAGAGCCGGAGCAATTGAAGCCCAAATCTTTTCTTGGATACGAGTTGAAATAAAGCTAATCTCGTCAAGCATTAGAATTGATGGTGAATTACCACGACCAGTTTTTTCTGTAGTTGCTTGTGATTTGATGATTGAACCATTGTCAAATTCGATTGATGTACGATTGTAGAACTTGACTCCAGGCTTCAACCAATTTGGAAGCTCTTCATATGCAAATTTGATTTTGGCCATGATGTCTGTAGCATGGTCCATGTTCTTAGATGCTATCACACATGCTTGGTCATCAGTAAAAGCAGAAAGCCAAAAGATGTAGATTGCCGCAGTAGTTGTCTTACCAAGCTGGCGAGACATTAGTGCTAACGTATCTTTGTTATTGTGAATTGCTAGAATGAATTCTTCTTGATAGTCAAACAGCTCAAATAGAACCGTACCTTTAATAGCATGCTGAATTTTGACATAGTTTTTGATGAAGTATATCGGGTCATTCATACACTTCTCAAGTTCTTGGATTTGCCAAGCTTCGTATTCAGTTTCTGTATTCGCTCGCTTTAGATAAGGATTTGCCATATAATATAGATATTAGAATAGTAATTAATATCTATATTTATATTCTTATAATTCAGCATATTCATCTAAATCCTTTTCAATTAGTTCTCGTTGACATGCAATAAAGTCTCTATTACCATTTAAATGTTTATTTAGAATACTAAGAGCTTCTTTACATGATTCACTTTCGTCATTTACATCCCCCGTAAATGCATATACATCTGTTAAAGTTGGAATCTTTAAAAATGATAAAATAGGTCCAACATAATTAGGATTTATTCTTATTGTTTCTGCATCCAAAATATGTTTATGAATATTTGAAAAAGAAGCATTTACAAATGCCTCTAGTTGTATTTCTCCATTAGGACAATATTTTGGAAAATTCTCAAAAGATGTAATTTTACGATACTTAAAAAGATGATATGTTATAAAAACATCCCTATAATCTGATTTACATACTAATTTTTCAGGAAAGTTTTTGAATGATTTTAATTTTTCTAAACGCTCCAAAATCATATATTTTGCATTTCGGATTTTGAATGGGAATTCACCATTAGCATCTAACATTTCATCATAAATTATAAGAGTTCCTAACTGACAATCAACTATCCCAGATGCAGATATTTTGAAACCGTGCAAAGAGTTTTTCTTTGGGTCATTCGGTATAAGTTCTTGACTTGCCCAATCATTTAATAGGTCTCGAATACGTTGAACGTATTCGCTATTTGAAGCCGTGTCTTCTTGTAAGTATTGTTTAAAGCTCTGCATATTCATCTAAATCCTTTTCAATTAGTTCTCGTTGACAAGCTACAACATTTCTATCACCATCTAAATGTGTTCTGACAATTCGAATGGCCTCATTTAATTTATCGTATTTTGCTAATCTAATACTATTAGAAGAAAACCAAACTTGAGTTGGATGAGGTATTTGTAATAATCCTAATAACCCTCCATTAAAATACTCCATTTGATAAATGTGAATCGCATCACATTTTACTAGCTTTTTGATATTTGTAAAAACTGTATCAACTTGAACATTGATAGACAATAAATGACAAACTACTTGAAATGGAAGTAATCTATTCAATCCTATATTACAATTAGCCGAAAACTTATGATGATTAATGACATGCGCAAAGTTCATTTTATACTCAGAGCAAACTGCTTCCATAATCTTACCATGCAAATCAAACTGAGCTTTTTCAGATTTCAACCAATTACTATCAGGGTCTATAATAACTACAACAAAACCTTCAGTGCTTACATCTTGAAGTGAAAACTTAAAGCCTTTCAACACTGGTGAGACTATACCACGAACTTTTGCTGAAGTTATGTCTGTTATAGGATTTCCTGGAAAGTAATAACAACATTCAAGATAAACTGAATTCTGAGTTTCACCTTCTTGCAAGTATTGTTTAAAATTCTGCATATTCGTCTAAATCACGTTCAATTAGTTCTCGTTGACAAGCTACAACATTTTGACGTTCAGGATTCAAATGCTTATTGATAACATACATCCAATGCAATTCATGATAATCTGATGTTGATAAGTTGATTGCTTTACCTTTCTTAGCTAACCTAATAATGCCTAATGCCTTTCCGGTAACGTTTTCACAATTACGAATATATAAGTTTCTAAAAGAAGATATAATTTTATCAATTCCGGATAATGAAGATTTATTTTCTACATTTACATAAACAGTATCATATGAAATTGGAATTGAAAGTTTAGGAACCTCATGTGAAAAGAATAGATTAACATGGTGGTCTTCATGATTTTCTCGATAGTTAGAAGAATCACCTGCAAATTCATTCAATACGTCTAAAACATTTTCACGATAATTATCAAAAGCATCAACATTTTTATCTTCAATCAATAATTTAATAGAAAATGAAATAGTACTAACTAATATAATACTATCAGTTCCAGTCTTTTCATTGATAAGTTTTTTGAACTGTTGCAAATTTGCTTTCATCTTCTTACATAAGTCAGTCAATCCGCTAAATTCTAATGTAAGCTCTATCATATGATTTTGTTTTAACTTTGGAATAGCTTCGTGTTCAAATAGTTCTTTTACTTTCATTAAAACTCCGCGTACTCGTCTAGGTCGTTTTCAATTAGATCACGTTGGCACGCAATCCTGTTGCGCCCTGCAAATATATGTTTAGTTAGAATTTTACCTAAGATAAGATCAACTTCTTGTGGTGGTTTTGTTTGTCGAACACCTTGTTCTAATCCTTTAATTTTCAAAATAGAAAGAACACCACTTTTAATAGTTGGGTCAAATTGTAACATGATGCCTATTCTTTTTACTAACTTATCTAAATTGTCAAAAGAAGTAATTTTTGCATTACGATAAATTTGTAGATTACCATCAATATCAGAAGCAATATGTTCTAATGATGATAAGTTTTTATTATCCCATATAGCTAAATTTGTTAATTTAGATGGACAACCTTCTAAAGATATTAGATTTTCATTGTCACTTATCATCAAATGTTCAATTGTTGGCGGACAACCTTTTAGGGAACGAATTGAAGATTTAAGAACATTGAGATAAATTGTATCTTTTGGGAATTCAATTTGAGTTAAGTCAGGGCCCATTTCTCCAGATAATATAATTGTTTTATTTTCTTCTTTCTTAGCTAATTTTTTTTCAGCTATGTCTTTCAGCTTTTTTAAACAGTTGATATAACGAACATATAGATTAGGAACGGGAATAGGCGAATTCATCTTAGTGGCTCTATCAGCATGTGCTGCCTGAGCTCTTATCTGTCCATTAGAATAAATCGAATAATCCATAGTTCCATTTTTCAACTTGAATGTTAAAGTTCCGTTTTTTAGTTTTATAGCAGAACTGATATCAAATGTTTTTGAAAGTATTTCTTTATATTCGTTTGATTGTTTGACTTTATTTAGAGTATCAGCTAAATCAACCGGGTCAATAGGCGGCAAATCTTTAACAGCAGGTATCGAAACACCGGCTTCTTTTAGTAATGGAAATAGTTCATTTAGTTTCATTAAAACTCCGCGTAATCGTCTAGATTATTTTCAATTAGTTCTCGTTGGCAGGCAATAGCATTTTTTTCGTCTGTTTGTAAATGGTTATAGACTATTCCAATTGCTTGGCGAAGTTCATTAGAGTATTTAGCTCTTTCAGTTGCTGGATATGAAATAGTTCTCAATCCTGGTATCTTTAGCAAGCCTAATATAGAATTAGTCAAAGTATGCGGAACGACAATTTCACCATCACCTTGTCTATTAGGTCTTATTTCTTTGATGACTTTGTGAATGCCACTCAAAGAAGTAATACCAGTTCCACGAAGTATATATGAAGAAGCTCTTTCAGGAAAATAATCAAGTGATGTGATTTCTGGATTGTTGCTAATGCTAAAACGACCACCCACGATTTTAGGACATCCTTTCAAAGAACCTAAACTACAATTTGCTATAAAGAAGTTCCTTTCTATTTGTCCAAACTGACATGGCAAATAACGAAGATGAGTTGAACCATTAATACGTGGCAAACATTCTTCATCACCAGATAATAACACAGCCGTAGCATTTACAATACCATAATCATACTTTGCATTTTCAAAGTTGCCAGGGTCTAAATCTTCAATGTTATACTTCTTTAGAACTCGATGACCATTTCTAGTAATCCAGTCGATAATATCTTCTTCCGGCCAAAAGTCGAAATCGTTGTTAGCCTGTTCTTTTAATAAGTATTGTCTAAAACTCTGCATAATCATCCAAGTCGTTTTCAATTAGTTCACGTTGACATTTGATAGCACTTCGTTCACTAGAGAATAAATGCTTAGAAACAATTTGAGCAACTAAACCAAATTCTCCATCTTCTGTTTTTCTACCATTTATAGTAAATGCAATTGAAGTACAATCTTTTACTTTGAAAAATGCTAAGACCCCAGTTTTGACTGGCGGTAAAGTAAATCCTTGACACCTCGGAATATGCTTATGAACGTCAGAGAATGAAGTGATTGGATTACCATACGCTTGAATAAACTGAGCATGCTTTGGAAATCCTTCAAAAGATGTTAGCTTATTATTAGCAGCATTAAACAATCTACATTGTTCAGGACCACCAACTAAAGGCGAAGTCAGTTCATTGTTGTTACAATAGAAATCCCCACCTACTGAGAAATCCCCCGCCGCATTAAGTTCAGGTGCTCCTTCTAAGGTTGTAAGATTATTGTAAGAACAATTGAAGTTTGAAATCTTATTTGGATAAATTCTGCCTTTTAGCGTAGTAAGACTAAGATTACGCACATCATCTTTAGCATTCTTTAGACGTTTTGCAAACCAATTCACAAAATGGGTATGTATTGTATCTAAACAGTTCAGATACATTTGTAATGAACCGTCTGGACCCGCACCATAACCCGCTTTACCCCAAATAGAGGCGTAAGAATTTTTGACTTTGATATCACCTGCATAATTGACAAAGTATTCTCGTGGTTCTTTTAGATAGGTATCTTTAGTCACTATTTGCAAAGAACCATTCTTTCTTTGTATTTTCGTGGAGTTCAAGTCAAAGTACTTCGAGAAGTCCTTAAACTCTGGAGTTTGTTCTAATTGGTCAATGACCGCTGAATAGTCTGCACCTTTAGATGCTTCATTTAACAATTCTGATATTTTCATAGTTCTGCGTACTCGTCTAAATCCTTTTCAATTAGTTTTCGTTGACATGCAATGACATCACCCGAGTTTAAATATTTTAAAACAATGTTAGCCCATTCAGGATTTGGAGTATTGATTTTTATTACTCCATGTTTTGCTAACTTTATCAAACCCAAAACACCACCTGTAATATTCTCAGAATTATTGATTTCTAAATAACTAAAATCTTTTATTATTTTATGAATACCAGATAATGAAGTTTTATTAAGGTTCTGAATAAAGATATTCGGAAACTCAATTGGTATTGGTAATGAAGGAACCTGTTTGTCAAATGTTAAATGAACTATATGCGACCCTGAATCTTCACGAATTTCAGTGATATCAAAAAACGCTTTAAGAACAGCATTGACATCATCTATGTAATTCGCAAAATCATTCACCTGATGTTCTGGAACTTCAAGGCTAATATCAAATGTACCTTTACCAACTTGAATAATTGAACTCAATCCGGTTTTTTTGTCAATAGCATCAGTTATCTTTTTAGGATTTTCATTGAGTTTTGTTAAAGTAGTAGTTAGAGCATTATACGACAGCCATAAGTCTATAAAATAATCTTTTCTAACTGAGGTTTCAAATAGTTCTTTTATTTTCATTAAAATTCCGCGTATTCGTCTAAGTCTTGTTCAATCATTTCACGTTGACATGCAACTATATCTTGATTTTCTGATTTTCTATAACTAGTAATAATTTTAACCCATTCAACAGTTTTAAACTTATTACCCCAATCTGCATTATTTAGAATGAGTTTGCCTTTGATTTTCAATAACCCTACAACACTATCGCTAATCATATTAGCATATTCAATTCTAAATAATTCATCTGCTTTAATAAGTTTATCAACACCTGCTAATGAAAGAGCTGTATTACTATTTGAGTTCAAATAGATAACCGGCCATTCAATTGGGCTATTTGGCATATTGTCAATAAAGACAATAGGAAATGATGAACCTTCGTTATAAGGGCTTTTATCGATTTTGTTAAAGCTTTCGACTACTTCGCGAACTCTTTCTAATTGATGTTCAATATTAGTTTTGTTGAATGGAAGTTTTCCGTTCAAAGTTATTCGTACTTGGTTACTTGATGATGGTTTATCGACAAGTTTAACTTTTACGCCAGTAAGATTAGCTTTAATCAAAGCATCTCGAATAGCAATTACTTTTGGTGCAAAATGTGTTTCAAACGATAACTTTATTTCAAAAGTATCGGTTCTATTACTTGTTGCTTCATTTAATAATTCTGATATTTTCATAATTCTGCGTACTCGTCCAGGTCGTTTTCAATTAGTTTTCGTTGACATGCAATCCAATCATTGGCTGTTTGATAACTATTTATGATAGATATAGCTTTTAATAAAGTATTATAACCTTCTTTCCATCTATCAGTTGAAGCAGTAGAAAGTAAAGGAATATTTTTCATCTTCAATACACCTAATAAGTTTGATTGAACTGATACAGGAACATAAATCTTACTGCAACTCTGAATATGTTTATGAATATCTTTGAATGAAGTGATAGGATTATCAATCAAATCTAAAGAACCACTTATATTATAAGGAGCACCTTCAAGTGAAGTAATATTATTTTTATAACAATTTACAGCACCATGAACCGAGTTTGGAAAGTTTTTGAATGAAACTATTTGTCTATCTTCAATATCAAAATCACCTAATACTACGTCAAGTTTATATTTTAGTTCATATCCATTTTCAACTTTATCAGCGAAAGCTCCAAATGCCGTATCAGATTGCGATAAGTCTAATTTAGAATTAGCATATAATATGCCCATTTTATTTAGATTGATAGTACCTTGAGTAAGCATTCTCAATTGCTCTGCTACTTTATATGGTATTTGTTCTTCTTCCTGTTCAAACAATTCTTTTATTTTCATTAAAACTCCGCATACTCGTCTAAGTCATTTTCAATTAGTTTTCGTTGGCACGCAATGGTGTTGCCATTAGGTAAGAATTCATTGAGAATATCAATTGCTCTTTCGAAATCGTCAATACTTTCACTTGATATCCAAACAGTTTTAAGGTTTTTGATTTTCAAAAATCCTAATATCGGACTTGGCTTATTCCCAGAAATATAAATCTTATCAGCTTCTAAGATATGGTTATGAACATTAGCGAATGATAAATTTTGAGCTTCCCATAAATTCAATACTCCTTTGGAATACTTTGGAATACTTTCTAAAGAAGTAAGCTTAGGGAAATTTACTCCCTCTAATTTTAGAGCATCAATCTTTGAGCTTTTAGGAGTTTCAATATACTCTGGAAAGTTTTTGAATGAAGAAAGTGCAGACGTATAAACGTGAATACATTTAGCTCGGGTAATCTTGAATGGAAGAGTTCCTTCTGGCGTTAGCATTCTTTCCGTAATTTGAAATTTTGGCATATTGCATGAAACTGTTCCATCTTTAGCGACTACAAATTTGTCATAGTAATCATGCGGAAAAGTTTGCCAACTTCGCCATTCATCAATAATAGCAAGTACTTCATCCTTAGACATTTGTTGATTACTAGATGTTTGTTCAAATAGTTCTTGTATTTTCATTAAAACTCCGCGTACTCGTCTAAATCTTTTTCAATCAATTCGCGTTGACATGCAATGGCATCTCGTTTAGAACTTGCTAAATGTTTATTTAGTATCTGTTGCCACTTATCACCATGGTCTGTAACTGAACTCAATCCATTTATCTTTAGAAATCCAAGAATAGGACCTTTATACGGATATGGAAATTTAACACCTTCAACATAATCGATATGTTTATGAACATTTGCAAAAGATAGTTTCGGAAAATGAGAAAAATCTGCGGAACCATTAATATGTCGAGGCACACCTTCTAATGAATGAATATTAGGCCCTTTCATTGTGCTATTAACTCCGAATATGTTCAGCATTGTGCCATTACTATTATTAAGAACTTTATCTGGAAAGTTTTTAAACGTTGTCATTGCATTAACACCATAAACATCAAGTGAAATACATGATATAAACTTGAATGGAAGCTCTCCGTTCTCAAACATCCATTCATAAAGTTTTAGATTTTCGCTCAAATGCTCTACACCATAACCTCCACCTTTATATGGAACTATTTTATATTTTCCGAATGGTGGATACCATGAAGAATATGTTGCAGCTTTTTCAGAAGCAATTTTGGTTCGCCATTTATGTATCTTAGCCATGATAGCAAATTCTTCCGGATGCTTCTTTACTGCTTCATTTAACAACTCTCCAATTTTCATAGTTCTGCGTACTCGTCTAAATCCTTTTCAATTAGTTCTCGTTGGCACTCAATGATGTTTCTTTTACCTTTTAAATGTTCAGTAACAATAGCACAAGCTTTTTCTTTATTAGTTGTAGCATTTTGTAATGTTGGACCATTAATTTTTTGCAAGTTTGGTATTTTCAGAAAACTTAGTAATGGGCCAACATAATCACGGTCAATAGCAACAACAGAACAACTTTTGATATACTTATCAACATTAGAAAAATTCACTTTTTCTAGCATGCTCATATCAATACCACCCTGAACTTCTGGAGTAATTCCTTCTAACGAAGTGATATGATCATATCGTTCATCATTTGAATAAACCCCTCCAAAGTTAAGTGACCAATCAAATCTTCCAAATCCTACTTTATTTCTATAATCTCTAAGTATTTCATTAGGAAAGTTTTTGAATGACTTAATTTTTGGAGTTCCAACTGATAACTTATAACAACTATGGATTTTGATTGGTAATTCTCCATTTTCATCTAACATGTAGTTTCGAATTACTAATGCTCGTCCTTTATGAATAAGATGATTATCTGGGGTTAGCTCGAAGTGACCAAAAGCAGATTCTGAAAATTGCGGATTAGCTTTTATTTCTTCTCGCCATTGTTTAATAATGGCTCTAACTCGTTTTGTTTCTTCTGAAACTTTAGGTGCTTCTTGAAGTAGTTCTCGTATTTTCATAGTTCTGCGTACTCGTCTAAATCCTTTTCAATTAGTTTTCGTTGACATGCAACGAGATCACGATTTTTTGATGATAAATATGTTTGAATAATGTTCCAAGCACTAGCTAATTCCGGGTACATTTTTCCGTTTATACTAAGTCTTACTGTAGTTGACGGGTTAAGTTTCAATAAACTTAATAAGCCCCCACCTTTGAAATTATGAAAGTCATTTAATTGTAATTGGAAACAATCTAATACTTTATGTATTCCAGTAAATTTGATATCTGGAGTTATTGTCAATTTAAAGAACTCACATTCAACCGGAAAAGTTGGGATATAGTTACTATAGATATTACAAAATACTTGAAATAACTGATTATTGATAACGTCAATATAATTTTCACCAATAGCATCACAAACAGCTTCCATTACTTTATCATGAAACTTGAATTGATTTGCTTTTGATTTTAGCAAATTACTATCAGGACTTTTTATTTTGATATTGAATGAGTGTTCGCTAACATTCTCTATTGAGTATTTAAATCCTTTTAAAAGATTATATACAGCTTTTCTAATCAATGTTTTAGAAAGTTTATCATAACCGTTAACTGTAAATGGAAAATAATAAACGCATTCTAATGTGCATTCTTTGACAGTATCTTCTGATAATAGTTCTTTAATTTTCATTAAAACTCCGCGTACTCGTCTAAATCATTTTCAATTAGTTTTCGTTGGCATGCAACAGAATCTCCTTTTGGTAGATACTCATTGATAATCTCTGCTGCTTCAGCTAATTTTCCATTTTCTGAATATAAGTGTCTAATTTCTTTAAGATTGACTATCTTTAGAAATCCTAACATTGGGCCAACATATTCTTCATTTATAGAAATCACATCTGCAGCTAAGATATGTTTATGAACGTTAGCATATGATAGATTTTTTGCTCGTGATAATCTCGCGTGACCTCTACAGTATTTTGGACATCCTTCTAAAGATGTAAGATGAGGGAAGCTAGGTGCTAACATGTCAAGACACAAAAGATTGCCAGAAATTCGATGTTCAATTTGTTCAGGAAAGTTTTTGAACGAAGAAAGATTATTTGCTCTAACTGCGACATACTTAGCACGAGATAACTTGAACGGAAAGGTTCCTTCAGGAGTTAGCATTTCATTCACTATTTCTAGCTTATCAAGTTTACGTTCAGCAGAACCATCAGAAGCTACTTGGAAACCATGTATAGAATCACCATTGTTAAAACCTTCCTTTAGCCAACCCTTATCAACCCAGTATTGAATTAACTCACGGACTTCTGGATTAGTCATTTGTTGAGTACTTGATGTTTCAAATAATTCTTTTATTTTCATTAGTCTAACGAATCCTTGTTTTTGTTACGTAACATTTCTAATATCTGATTTCTATCCGCGACAACGATGTTGTTCCCAGAAATATTTGTATTATTTCCAAATGGAATAAATGGAGCAGTCTTTCTTTTGTCATTTTTAGTTCTTGCTTTAAGAGCCGTTGCATTCAACGCAGTATTGAGGTACTGTGCCGCCACTTCTGCATTCCTTGCAGCATATCGAGGTTCTACTATTTCAGTAAGTGCTGTTTGGTTTTCATAAGCATCCATAGCAGCTTCAAAAATACTCTCAATCTTATTGTTGATATCAATATCTTCTGCATCATCTTGATATGATTGGGCAACCGTTTGTTGAGGAACAGCAATCATATCATCTTCATATGAAGATGATGAACTTGTAGTCATATCATAAGTTGAACCTGGTTCAATGTTGAAGATATCTTCAAGCGGATGTTTTTTTAGATTTTCTTTTATCATTTGTTGGCGCTCTTGTTATAGATGTCTTACTTGCAGTTTTCGGTTTTCTTGGTGCTACAGGTTTCTTAGTTCCATTGGCAGCTAGCTTTTTGACTTTTGGTGCTTTCTTCTTTGCAGTTCGTGGCATCATTCGATAGATATCAACTTCAGTGATGACCTTGAATTTCATTCCATTGACCTGGCAAAACCTTTCAGCGGCAATCCACTTCGCTTCATTGACCATAAGTGCAACTCTATCATAAGCTGACTTAGCATGTTCAGCACTTGCTTCTTTCAACGGTTTTACTTCAACTATCCATCTTTCAACTTCTTGATTTGTATTTATCATCTCAAACATAAAGTCAGGATAATACCGATGGACTCGTCCATCTTTTGGAGAAATGTAAGGTATTGCAACTTCTTCACTATTCCATCTAGTAACACTTATAGAACTATCAAAGAACTTCATGACAGTTAGTTCCCATGAAGAACGAAAGAAGATTTGAGCAGCATTTCCAAAATACTTTTGAGGATTGCGCGGAATAAAACGACCTTGAGCCATAATCTTATTCTTCTCTTATTTTCCTAAACATTTCATCAGATGTTTGAGTTCCTACTGGCGGTGAAGTTTTCCCCATGTTAGACACCGAGTCACTTATCCATCGTCCAGCACTTGATGCTGAGTTAGAGATAGCTGAACTTAAACCGCCAGTTACACCAAATAAAGTATTACGAGTAGTATTGGTAATCTGACGTGAAGCTCCAAAGACAACATTTCGTGCTGCTTGTCCAAGAATTGGAATTTTGATGTTACCTACTATTCCACTTGCTACTTGATTGACTGCTCCTCCTACAACACCTGATAACACATTACCTAACCATCCTCCACCTCCACCAAATCCTCCAGGACCGGCACTATCACCGTACCAATGAGGAGAAGGAAAACCAATGTTTTGAACTGGGATTTCTGGACTAAACATATCAGACCCTGGAGCAGCATATTCTGAACGACCTGTGACTTGTGTCGGTTGTCCAATTGACAAAGCATCATAATCAAATCTTATAGTGGCATGGTTACCAACATCTCCACCTTCATTATCAGCAGAGTCATAAGAAATGTCAAGGATACGTGGATTGACAAACCAAAAAGTATTCAATTGTGTAGCATGTCCAAAGTACTGAATAAGACGAATAGAACGAAATGGATTGATAGCATCATCAGGTAAAGCACCTCGCGCAGCAGAGTCAATCTGCGTTCCGTCACGTGATTTGGAAAAAGCCATACCACTGCTTTCCATCATAGCTAATGACTTTTCTGGTGTCCATGAACGAGCCGCTGGTGAATGAGCACGAAGATAAGCAGCAAAGAACGCATGAAAAGTATCTGCGATATCGTCAATCAACGTCATTGACAAAGGTTCATGGTTGATTGTCTTCAAAACCTTTGTCTTATAGTTATACATATTGACAGCTTCATAATCAAAGTTCAATTTAGGTCTATCAATATTTTTGATAACATATTGAAATACGTCTTTTCTTCCGCCTATCAGTTCAGTAAAGTTAGGATTCATTTCGAACAATACACGAAACATAAACCTATGTTTCGGTTGATACGTAATTAAATCCTGCGCATAGTTAGCAGGTCGCCATATTCCTTTTTGGTCTGGTCTAAAATGCGGGTCTAAACCTCCAAAACTCGAAGTCCTTGCGGTAATCATGTCAGAAAATGGAGCACGAGTAAACTGGTCGACCGCTGCTCCAAATTTGTTATAAGCTGCTTGTTCGAGCTGTATCCCTGCTCCACTGACTATTTTGCTAAAATCAATTGCTGACATTTATATAAGTTCCTTGTTTTCTGGTAATACATGTACTAAATGTATTTATCTTTATTTGGAAAACTAATATTTACTAATAATATAAACAAAAAAGGGGAGAATACTTTATTGGTATTCTCCCCCCTTCTATGAGTATGAAACTTACAACAAGAAACCAGCTGTAGCATTTATACCATCAGTTCCAACTACGCCATTATTCAATTCTTGCCATGCATGGTCATATTTGATTGATAATTGGATTTGAACTTGGTCAGCTGACGAATAGTCAAGGTCTCCATAAGTTGCTTCTTTTATCCAAGCACCTTCCATTTTCCATTGTTCCGCAATAGCTTCATTACCATCAAGCATTTGAAGAACTACACCAAATTTGTAACCTGATGCAGTCGCTGCAGTATTCAAAAATTGACCTGAAGCATGGTCAGCACCAATCAAACGCTGTTGTCTTTCTAATTGAGCTTGAACAGCAGAAGATGCTAAACCTGTCAAGTCATCTTCCAAAGTTACTTGGAAATCTGACCAAGAATGCTTTCCTGCAACAAATGAGATTGAATTGTAACGATGTAATGGGACTTCATCAAATGTTAATGTTGGACGATTACATGTAACAACCTGTCTTGTTAGGTTTGTGCCGTCGTTCAACATACCTACGAATTGAACTTGAAATCTATTACGGTGTTTAGGATGAAGAATACCGTTACCAGATAATGGTATCCCTGTTTGTGATAAAGTTGCCATAAGTAAGCTCTCCTTTGAAATTGAATTATATATATAAAGAATTATATTTCTATATGAGAGTATTTATCATTAGAGCCTTCTAATTCTCGAAATATGTATGTAACCCTACATATAAATAGAGTATATGGAAATCAAATCTCAAATAGAACAATCTTTATTAGTATCTAATAAGAAAAAGTTGAACTCAAGAAAGACTGAATATCTTGAGTCTATTGACCCTGACTTATTCGAAAGTATTCTACGTGAGACACTTTTTCTTCCAAAAGAAGCTACACTTCATGAACGGATTTATTGCATATTGAATAATATTGATGATATGCCATTATGCCAGTTCTGTGGCAATAAACGGTCTTATGTATTATACAGAGGCTATAGAACAACTTGTGGAAAAGCAAGTTGTGGACTACATTTAAGATATCAAAATAAAGAGGGATAAAAACACATGAATAACTTTTCAGCAGAATATTTAGAAAAACTAAGTCAAGATTATGAATTCGTCGCAAAATCATTAGGGTTTTTTAAAGAAAACTATAACTTTTACGCCAGAGTAAACGGTCTCGACAATATCAATAATGCAATAGGAAAAATGGAAGCAGAGAAACTCGAACTTGCTGTTAAGATAGACTTTTTGACTAACTTGTTAAACTCTTAGAACTCTGCGTATTCATCCAAGTCATTTTCAATTAGTTCGCGTTGGCACGCAATGGCGTTTCGAGATTTAGCATACTTGCTTAGTATTTTGCATACTAAATCAAATTCTTTAGCTTTAGAACCATCTGGGTCTGACTTCCATTGGTCAAAACTGGTTCTTTGTTCTATTGAAACCCAATGTCCTTTGATTTTGAATATTGATAAGACAGGTTTTTTATAGGCAGCATCAAATCCAAGATAGATAGTATGAATTACTTCAACGTGATATTGAACCTCTTTGAGAGGAACATCACCAATGTCATATAGAACTAAGTCAAGACATTTTGTTTTTGCATCTCCAAATGTTTTGAGATTAGGACATTGAATGCTGAGCTTCCAATGTACTTGAGTATAAAGATAATCTAAGGTGGTTAAGTTCTTTGAGTCAATAACCATTTCATGTCTTATTGTATCAGGACAACCTTGAAGAGTAGTAAGACCATTTTCAACACCGGAAATAGTTTCAAAGTAACTCATAATTGAAAACTTGACAGGTAGTACGTATTGCTTACCATTATCTAACTTTAGACACGAAATAAAATATCCATGAGGCGCAGAAGTTGAATAAGTACCATTCTTATTCCTCTTTACACTTCCTCTAAAGTAATCACTTACATTGACATTAACATATGCTGGATTAGACGGGTCTTGCCATGGAGCAAGGTTTTTGGCAGATGCTTCTGCTAGATATGTTTTAAAACTCTGCATATTCGTCTAAATCCTTTTCGATAAGTTCACGTTGAAAACCAATGACATCCTGTGTAGGACGATGCTTTATCAGCATTTCGTCAATCTTATGATGTAAATCTCCAGACGATCTTGAATAGAGATACATATCAACGCTCATAGGTATTTTGCATAATGACAAGATATGACCTTTCAGCTTTTGAATATCGTTAATGAATAGTTCTTGAACTTCTGGTCCTATGAGCTTGTCTAACCCGGTAAGACCAATGGAATTTTCTTGACAATTGATAGTTACTCTTTCAGTAATAACTTTGAATGATGGAACACCATCGAAAACTAATTCTGATTGACCATGAGCAATAGGATCTTCATCTTTATTATTAAAATCATTAACTGTTTCTTCAACTGTTTGAATAATGTCATCATGTATATCCGGTAGTTCATGAATATAAGATGCCACAATCTTTGGTATTTTAGTCAAAATAGCTTCTTTATCAATATGAACTTCAGCTTGAGGATAGACAAACTTGATGTTTTTGACTATCCTTTGTCTAAGATTTTCTGATGGAAGATTTTCAAGAGAAAGGTCTACAACATATGTTCCACTACTAACTCTGCCTTGTGTCGTCATCGGTAATTCATTCTCAAATAGTTCTTTTATTTTCATTAAAACTCCGCATATTCGTCTAGGTCTTTTTCGATAAGTTCTCGCTGACATTGTATAATACTAGAACTATTATACTTATTTAGTATTTTTAACACTTCTACTACTTCAGTTAGAGACGTTCCATTAATTGTCATAATTGAACCCCATGTCAATTTAGCATTACATTTCAACAATGATAACAGCGGTTTTTGTTTGATTAGGTGTAGAGCGGTGTTATAGAAACGAATTTGTGGAACTGCAAAATGTTTGTGTAAATCTCTAAGCGGTGCTTTCCCAATACTTCCAATTTTTAGTTCTTGTGCAATCGAAACTTTTCCACAATCAAAACTTTTCAAGTTAGGAGTATAGAGATATAACGAATCTTTGATAACTGGAGTACAATGTTCTAATGTTTCTAATGACGGAACACTTATATTCAATTGGTCGCATGCATCAGGAATTCCCCAAAGTGATTTGAAATTTGAACCATCTGCAACATTTATTTCAAACTTCTTAGCAGTTCTGTACTTTACCATGAGTGCAGTTTCACCATGACCGTATCCGCCAATGTCGCCATATACCCCATTAGGCGAATAGTCCGACTTAGTGACAGATACAGTTCCGTCTTTATTCACTTTCCATCCAGACATATTAGCATAATTTTTCATATAGTACTGAACTTTCTCAGGGTCAGTAATATGCCAAGGGGCAAAATTGGTTGCTAACTTTTCAGCAAGATAAGATTTAAAATTCTGCATATTCGTCTAAGTCACGTTCAATTAGTTCTCGTTGAAAGCCAATAGTATCTTTACTCCCATTATAGTATTTATGTAAAATGTCATTAACAATTTTAAGGTCGCTAAGTAATTCATCTGGACCATTTATCATGATGCTATCAAAACCTTTTACTTTTAGAAGCGATAGTATTCCAATTGATTTAGCCGGTGCTTCAAAACGAATGTCCAATTGAAATGCACTTGAACCTTCTATTAGTTTTTCGATACCTTTAACAGACTCTTGGTTAGTATAGAT